TACGGCATACAGCCGCAGTGGTGGGTGCAGACGTGCGACAGTGCGCTGGCAACCAACAAACTACCACTGCTAGTCTATAAATATGACCGCCTGCCAATACGGTGGCGCTTCCCGGTGGCGGCAGTAGTCAATATGGATGGCAACGTGCCAGCCGGTGACATAGCGGAGCAATACGACTGGCGCTACGCTGTCGAGTGTGACCAAGTGACGGCGATGATGATTGTGCGGGAGCATTTGGCTGATGCTTAGAATGCTTGACTTATTCAGCGGCATTGGCGGTTTTAGTTATGCCGGCGAAAAGCTGGTGGGTGGCTATGAGACAGTAGCGTTTTGCGAATATGATAAACACGCGCAGAAAGTATTGCGAAAGCATTGGCCTGAAACAGAGATAATTGATGACGTGAGGGAGTTAGCGAATGACGCAGATAGATTTAGAGGATTGGTTGACATCGTTGTCGGGGGATACCCCTGCCAGCCATTCTCGCTTGCCGGGGTCAGACGAGGCGATAAAGATGACAGACACCTCTGGCCGGAAATGCTTAGAATTATCCAAGCTGTCAGGCCGACTTGGGTTATTGGAGAAAATGTTGCTGGACACATCTCTATGGGCCTCGACGAGGTGCTTTCTGACTTGGAAGCCGAAGGATACCAAACAAGGTGCTTTGTTATTCCGGCTGTCGCCGCAGATGCCTACCACCGCAGAGACAGATGCTGGATTGTTGCACACGCCAACAGCTACGGCGAACGAAATGGCACCATCAATGAAAAGCGGATGGTTTCCAACGCCGACAGCGCACATTCACAAAGAGGGGGGGTTCCCATCGGAATACAACCGCAACACCCCAAGTCTGACGGCAGTCGCAACACAGGCAGATGGCAAGCCCCACAGTTCTGGGAGCCTGAACCCGCAGTGGGTCGAGTGGCTTATGGGATACCCGGTCGGGTATACAGAGTTAGACAATTAGGCAATAGCATCGTGCCGCAAGTGGCGGCGCGGATACTGTGGGCAATTAAAGAGGCGCACGATGCGTAAGATGTATGAGACAGACGCTGACCGGGTCAAAGAACACGCGCTGGCTGAGGCATTCGCCGCGCACGGCTACGACTTTTACAAGCTGCCGCTGCAATACCGGCTGGACTTTTTAGTGTCGAAGGACGGCCAGCCGAAGGCGTTTGTTGAGGTCAAGCACCGCACATGCACGATGTACAAATACCCAACGGCGATGGTAAGCCTGTCAAAAGTGTTGCAGGCGAGACTGCTGACGCAACACACTGGCCTGCCCAGCTATCTATTAAATGTTTACACAGACAATATCGTCAGGTTTGATTTCTCTGGCGATTATGAATTGGGGAAGGGCGGCAGATCTGACCGGGGCGATGCCCAAGACGCAGACGTGTGTGCCTATTTCCCAGTCGGTGCCGCAACCGTTTTGCGGTAGTTCTAAAGTTCAATGGAGAAATGAAATGGCTTTAGGTTTTACAGAGACTACAGGTTCGGGTGGCGGGGATTTCTTGCCGATTGTTAAATACTCAGCCAAGGACGGTTCATTCGTCCGGCAGGATCGGCATCAAGCGCCTGATGGCACTTGGGAAAAGAGCGAGACTGAGATGGAAACACCCATCAAGGTGGTGATGGACATCGACGCGATTGAGGTTGGCTTCATTGCGTTTACCACATCTGGCCCTGACTTTCGTATGGTGCAGGTTGGCGAGCCAATGCCACAACAGCCATCGCCGGATCACAAAGAGGGGTTCCGCATCCGGCTCTACAACAAAGAGATCGGCCTGCGTGAGATGAGCAGCAGCAGCAAGATTGTGCGTAATCAGATGAATGATCTGCACGACGCATTCTTGGCTGGCAAGGCCGACAACCCCGGCAAACTGCCAGTCGTGGAGATCACTGGCAGTGACCGCATCCAGATCGAAACCAAGGCGCAAGGTACGCAGACTTTCCGCTCGCCTAACTGGTCGATCAGCGGCTGGATTGAGCGTCCAGAGGGCATGACGCAAGGCGCGTCATCGCCAGCAGAACCCGCAGCAGCGCAACCAGCGCCGCCTGTGCCACCCGCAGCAGCAGGCGCAGACTTGTTCTGATGCGGTTAGCGTCCCGGCGGGTAACCTCCCGTCCCGCCGGGACGTGTCTATCGGGTGGATGAGGGAGTGAGGGTAAGTGATGACAAATATAGCAGCATACATAGAACAGGTGGCACGTCACTATTTGGGTGAGCCGAACGCCAAGCTGTCAAAAGGGAATGAATTACGCTGGGGGACACACGGCTCATTTAGTGTGAGCAAGCGCGGCACTTGGTTTGATCATGAGAACGGCGTGGGTGGCGGCGTGATCGACTTGGTTCGCATGTTCGAGCCTGCCAGCATCAATGGCAACATCCCAGACGTATTGGAAAAGAAGTTTGGCATAGCCAAGCGAGTGCAGCAGACGCTGACACCGGCCAAGTATCTGGCGCGGCAGTATGACTACATCGATCAGGACGGTGAGGTTGTGTTTCAGGTGCAGCGCTTCGAGCCCAAGACGTTCAGACAGCGGCGGCCTGATGGCAATGGTGGCTGGCTGTATAATATGGATGGCGTGACGCCGGTGCCATACAACCTGCCGGATATAATGTTGAACCCGGACGCGCCACTGTTTGTGGTCGAGGGCGAAAAATGTGCCGACAGGTTGAGTGATCTGGGCGTGGTGGCGACGACGAACCACGGCGGCGCAAAGAACTGGAAGCCTGAGATCAATAAGTATTTTGAGGGGCGCAATGTCATTGTCGTGCCTGACGCAGACGACGCCGGGCAGGCACACGCTGATGTGGTGGTCAGTCAGCTATACCCGCTGGCGAAGCGCATCAAGCGCGTGAGCCTGCCGGGGCTGACTGACAAGCAAGACGTGTTCGACTGGCTGAATGATCACAGCCCGGCTGAATTGATGGCGCTAGTCAAAGAGACGCCAGCTATTGAGACTGAGCCGGACAAGGCGGAGCCGGTTGACAGGCCGGATGTGTTTGAGACTTTTGGCATTGAATACCTCAAGAACATGCCGCCGGTCGAATGGCTGCTGGATGGCGTCCTGACCAAGCACGGCTTTTCTGTGCTGTATGGTGCGCCGGGCATTGGTAAATCGTTCCTGTCAATCGACTGGGCGCTGTCAGTGGCGTATGGGCGGCAGTGGCACAGCCGGGCTACAAAGCAAAACGCTGTGCTTTACATAGCAGCAGAGGGTGTGGGTGGTCTGGGGATCAGGATCAGAGCGTGGCAAGAATACAACGACAGCCACGGCGACGCGCCATTCTATGTGTTGCCGATGGCGGTTAAGCTGCTTGACCCGCCGGATCTGGAAAAGCTGCTGCGGACTATCGACAGCTTCAAGCAAGATTTCAGCCTGATTGTCATTGACACGGTTGCCCGGACACTGGCGGCGACTGGGTCAGATGAGAACGACGCTACGGCTATGGGTCAGTTCGGCGAGATGTGCGGCATCATACAGCGACACGCCGACTGTGCCGTGTTGGCCGTTCATCACTCTGGCAAGGACGCTGCGAGGGGCATGCGAGGCAGCAGTTCCCTGTTGGGTCTGAGCGATACTGTGTTGGCACTGTCAAGCAGTGAGGGGCGCGTGACGCTGAAAATGGAAAAGCAAAAGGACGCAGAGCCAATAGCTGATGAGCAGTATGAGTTGACGCCAGTCGCATTGATTGATGGCAGCAGTGCGGTTCTATTGCCTGTAGAGGCGGCAGAAAAGAAACGCGGTGCAAAGCTGACGCCGGGTCAATTGCTGGCGTTGCAGGCGTTGCAGAATGGCCTGATTGATGCAGAGGTGACGCAGATGTCAGCGGACAGATGGAACGATCTGCACAAGCAAAAATGCCCAGATATGACATCCAGAAAGCGGTCAGATGACCGTGCGGCACTGCAATTGAAGGGCGTTGTCGTCAATGATGGCGGCAAAGTGTGGATTAACAAAGAGTTAGGCGAGAATGTGAGATGATAAACTGTAAATCTCATACTAATCTCATACTAATCGGACAGGTGACCGGATATGACGGAGATGAGATCCCCACTATAGGGGGATCTCTTCTCATAGTCCCCGGCATGAGGGTATAGGTAATGGCAAGAGTTAGGAAACCAACAAAGCAACACTATGCGCCTAGTCAGGCAGTGATGCGTCGTCAGCAGGATGCGCTGCATGAGTATGATCGCAGGGTCAGGGCAGTCGAAGCTGAATGGGGCGTGGATCGTTTACCGTGGCTGGTGGATGAGGCGCTGCGAGGTAGGTTCGAGGCGCAGATGGATTTGCTGAACAAGGCCATTGATGAGATGCAAGACGTTGAGCATCAGGTTGAGGTCACATTGCGAGGCGTCGAGGCGATGGTGAATGCGGCCAAGGCTGCGGGGCATAAGCCGCTGACTGGCGAGTATTGGGAAGCGCCGATGGATGATGGCAAGGTGCTGGCGATCACGCGCAATGGTTATGAGGCTGGCAAGGTGGCAGCGGACAACAGGGATATGGTGGTGTACAGCATCGAAGAGGTGGCCGTGATCATTGGCAAGTGGCGCAAGGACAAGGCCGGTCAGATAACGGATGTGGCGAAACAGATGTGGCCGGGTGCGGCAGTTGAGAGCATAGCAACAAAGGATTTGATTGATGACGACATACCATTTTAGGAAGTGGTCGGTGATGCCAGCGAGGGCAGCGGGTGACCGGCAGTTGAAAGAACGCGAGTTGCGGGTGCTTGGTGCGCTGTGCATCTTCGCCAACAGGGCTGGCGTGTGCTGGCCTGCAATGCAGACGCTGTGTGAGATCACAGGCTACGCTGAGCGTGTGACGATACATAACGCTATGAAGGTGCTGAAGCGGCGCAAGTATGTGCGGCAGCTATCGCCCAAGGACTATCAAGAGACAGCCAGCGGATGGCACAGCAACCGCTATCAGGTGCTGTGGGATGGCGACGAGCCGTTGCCCACATACGAAGAGATACACATTGCCAAGCCATTGCAGGTGCGCGAGGACGATGATGACGCACCCGCAAATGTAATAGGGGGTATGGGGGATGGACAACTAAACACCCACACAACCGATCAACCAGAAGCCAGCGCCATCGCTCACGCCTACATCCGGGCAGTGCAGCAGGCCACCGGGCAAGTGCGGCTGTATGATAACGAGATAGCACACGCCCGGCGTCTGGCTGTCGCTGGCTTTACTGCGGCGGACGTGAGGGCAGCCACGCTGAACGTGTGTGATCAAGCCATTGAGCGAAGGGCAGGGGTGCCGTCGCTGTACGACGTGGCAGGGGGCATGCTGTGATGTGCAACGAACAGACCGACGTATGCTTTTGCACAGCGCAAGATTTGTGTGTGTGCATACAAAAAAAGGCACCCCTTGCCCCCCGCCCCGCTACTATCGTATATGGGGGTGTCACACAAAATTTTCGCACAAAACCCTGCACCGACTGCGATGACGGTTGGATCACGCAGCCAGACGGCTACGGTTGCATCGAGAAGACGTTGTGCTATCGTTGTGGTGGCGATGGAGTTTTGCATGAACGATCACATTTATGAGGGCGACGGCACGTTCCAGCGGCGATTGAACAACGGTCAATGCCCCCGCTGCCGATGCACGATTGAATTAAAAGGGGAATGGGCGCATAAAGTTGAATACGAGTGTTGCGCCTGCAAGCTAAAGATTATTGACGTAAAGGGTGAAAGCGAATGAACCGCAATGAATTATTGGATGCCGCAAAAGAAACCGTAGCTGATCGCGGCGAAGAGTATGGTAGTATTTGGGACAATCACGAGCGCATCGCCGTTATATGGACGGCGCTGGTTGGCATTGAGTTTCAGCCGGAGCATGTGGCGATGATGATGGCCGGGGTCAAATTGGCGCGGCTGTCGGCGACGCCGGATCATCAGGATAGCTGGGTGGATCTGGCTGGCTATGCCGCAACAGGATCGGAGTGCCTGCATGTCAGGAAACAAAACGCCAACGATTAGACAGCAACGCGCCGCACTGGCCTCAAGCGATGAGGCTAGGCGCGAGGCTGTTGTGCAAGAGTTAGAGGCCATTGGTGCCGGTGAGGCGACTGACGTTATCCAGTGGGACGATATGGGGCGTGTGACGCTGACGCCCAGTGACCAGTTGTCGGATCGCGCCAAGCGCTCTGTCAAGAAGGTCAAGGTCACGCCCAACCAGTTTGGCAACAGCATTGAGGTTGAAATGCACGACAAGTTGTCGGCGTTGCGACTACTGGCGAAGCATCGCGGCTTGCTGGAGCCGAATGCCGGGGATCAGAAGCCCAGCATGATCGGCATTAACATTACCGGGCCAACGACTAGCATAGTGGAGATTGACGGCGATGACAGCGGAAGTGATTAACATTAAGGATTTTCAGTCGGTCAGGTTTTTTAAAACTGAGGTCATATGCGGCTGGTGTGGCTCTGACACCCACGGTCGGGTGGCTGACCGCAGTGAGCAAGTCGTCTGCACATCGTGCGAGGGCGTAATGTTGGAGATCAACAGCAGCGAGTATGAGAACGTCACGACGATTATTTTTAGCCCGGAGAATGATTGATGGCTAGGGCGCAACGTGCTACTGACAGATCACCCCGCCGCCGCAAGCAGCCGACGACTGAGGCGCTTGCCGGTCTAAACCTTAACTTTGAGACAAGCCCGACGGTATGGCAATTTTTAAACGACGACAGTTTTGTGCGTGGCTTGATGGGGCCAGTCGGCTCTGGCAAGACGTTTGCTTCATTGGCGGAAGTGATGCTGCGGGCGGTGAAGCAAGAGCCTTCGCCGATAGATGGGATCAGATATACTCGATTTGCAGTTATCCGAAACAGTTACCCGGAACTGCGGACTACCACAATCAAGACGTGGCAAGAGATCTTCCCGGAGAATGTGTGGGGGCCGATGCGGTGGTCACCGCCGATCACGCACCACATAAAACTACCGCCCCGTGACGGTGCCGCTGGCATCGACTGCGAGGTTATATTTCTGGCGTTGGATCAGCCCCGCGACGTGCGTAAGCTGTTGTCACTGGAATTGACCGGCGGCTTTATTGATGAGGCGCGAGAACTGCCAAAGGCGGTGGTTGACGGCCTGACATCGCGTGTCGGACGCTACCCCACTAAGGCCAACGCTGGCTGCACTTGGCGCGGCGTGTGGATGTCAACCAACCCGATGGACAGTGACCACTGGTGGCCGAACCTAGCGGAGAAAAACCCTATCCGGGGCAAGTACCCTTGGAAGTTTTACAAGCAACCCGGCGGCGTGGTCGAGGGTACGGCTGAGCATGAGGACGCTATGTTTGCCGCTGGCAAGCACTGGCTCAACAATCCCAAGGCTGAGAACGTCAACAATCTGCCAGTCGGATACTACGAACAGCAGTTGGCCGGTAAGACGCTCGACTGGATACAGTGCTACGCCGGGGCGCAGTATGTCTATGTGCAGGACGGCAAGCCGGTCTGGCCTGAGTATAGTGACAGCGTCATGTCCGGCGATGTCGAGATAGAACCCGGCTGGCCTGTGCATATCGGCCTTGACTTTGGCCTGACCCCGGCGGCGGTGTTTGGGCAGAAAATGCAGAACGGGCGATGGAATGTCGTGCATGAGTTGGTGGCGTTTGATATGGGGCTTGAGCGGTTCTGCCATCACTTGCTGGCTGACATACAGACGATGTTTCCAAAGTCTGACGTGTTGGTCTGGGGTGACCCGGCAGGCGTCAAGCGCGATGAGATATTTGAGGTCACCGCGTTTGAGCATTTGAAGACGATGGGTTTACATGCCCGGCCAACTAGCACCAACGACTTTAAGGTGCGGCGCGAGGCAGGTGCTATGCCGATGAATAGAATGGTTGACGGCAAGGCCGGGCTGATCGTCAACAGCAAATGCACCCGCACCCGCAAGTCACTGGCTGGCGGCTATCACTTTAAGCGCGTCGCCGTTGGTGCCGGGTATGAGCGGTTCCGGGATGCGCCGAATAAGAATGAACATTCGCACGTCGGCGATGCGTTTGGCTATTTGATGCTGGGTGCCGGTGAGGTGCGGAGCATTACGCGCAACAGCCAGTTCAGTAAACAGTTCAAGCAGCTAACGGCCAATGCAGACTTTGAAATTTTTTAACGAAATATCGACAAACCGCTATGTGCAGATCGTGCCATTTCACTGGGCGCACCCGCGTGTGATGGATCTGCGGCCATTTGACCGCGAATACTACGACGCCGTGCCTGAATACGACGACATGCTCAGATCGTTTCAAGCGGCGGGGGACGCCTGCACGGCGTTGTATCGCGGTAAAATATTTGCTTGCTTTGGCACAAACATTTTGTGGCCGGGTATGGGCGAGGGCTGGCTGCTGACAGGCAAGCAAGTTGATACCTTGGCTGTATCAGTCACGCGGTGCGCCAGACGTTATTTCAATCACATTGCTACCACAAAGGGATTGAAGCGGTTGCAGTTAACGGTAAATGCGGAAAATGAACTTGCTGTGCGGTGGGCATATGCGTTACAATTCACTCGCGAGGGGCTGCTGCGTAATTACGGCCCCACTGGCGCTGATCATATTATGTTTGCGAGGATTTACGAATGACCGCATTGTTTAAGACCCCATCAATGCCGACGCCGCAGCAAGTTGCGCCAGAGGTGACTGAGGCGCAAAAGCGTCAGGAAGAGCGTCTGGCGGCGCAAGAAGATTTGCAGCAGCGCCAGATGGCGGCGCGGCAACGCGCCCGGCGCAGGGGCGGTTCGCGTCAATTATTAGCCAGTGTTCGCGGCGGCACCGCCGATGATCAAACCACATTAGGAGTATAGTTATGGGCGCTGCGAGAAAAGCAATTTTAAAAGTGGGTCAAGAAATTGGTGCCATAAAAGAACAAGGGAAGCCTGTAACGGCACAAAATTTAGGTTTGGAAAAGCCTGAAAAAAAAGTTGCTATGGCAACTGTGGCTGAAAAACAAGCGGCGGCCAGACGCCGCGCTCGCCGCATTGGCAGTCGGTCATTGTTAAGCGGTGGCAGACTTGGCGCTGCTGCTGAGGATGAAGGCACACAAACAACATTGGGGGCGTAAATGCCAAAGGTAGTATCCAAAGACGGTAAGGCCCGCCACTTTGCTTACAGCAAGGCTGGTATGAAGGCGGCCAAAGAATACGCACGGCAGACTGGTGGCCGGGTAACTGAGGCGAATATGAAAACCAAAATGGCAAAGAAGAAAAGTTATGCCTAAGAAAAAAGGGAAGGGTTACGGCAAGTAATGGCGAAACAAGTTTGGGACAAAAAACGTCCAAAGGGATTGCCTAAACCAAAAGGTCTAAGCCCGGCTAAAAAACGCAGTGCGATGCGAGCGGCCAAAAAAGCTGGCCGCCCATACCCTAATCTAATTGACAACATGAGAGCGGCGCGTGGCTAAAACACCGGCTTGGCAGAGATCTGAGGGCAAGAACCCATCAGGCGGTTTGAATGCCGCAGGCCGTGCGTCTGCCAAAAAGCAGGGCATGAACTTGAAAGCGCCGGTCAAGAAGGGCGACAACCCACGACGGGCATCGTTCTTGGCGCGTATGGGAAACATGCCGGGGCCGGAGCGTGACGAAAAGGGCAAGCCAACGCGCCTGCTTTTATCACTTCGCGCTTGGGGCGCGAGTTCAAAAGCAGACGCCAAGTCGAAAGCGGCGGCGATAAGCAAGAGGAATAAAGCCAGTGCATAGTGTTGAGGACATCCTAAAGCGTCACGACGTGGCGCAGCGCCGCAAAGACAACTGGCGTCAGATCTATGAAGACTGCTACGAGTTTGGCCTGCCGCAGCGCAATCTCTATGACGGCTATTACGAAGGCGGCGGCTCACCGGGTCAGAATAAAATGGCGCGTGTGTTCGACAGCACCGCCATCAATGCGACGCAGCGCTTTGCCAATCGCATTCAGTCTGGCTTGTTCCCGCCATACGCGCCTTGGTGCCGCTTAGAGCCGGGGCCAGAGATCCCAGAGGATCGCCGCCTCGAAGCACAAATGGCGCTGGACATGTACGCCGACACAATGTTTAGCCTGTTGCGTCAGTCTAACTTTGATTTGGCTATGGGTGAGTTTTTGCTTGACCTTGCCGTTGGCACAGCCGTCATGCTGGTACAGCCCGGCGATGACATGACGCCTATTCGCTTTACCGCTGTGCCGCAGTATCTGGTCAGCATTGAAGAGGGCGCACACGGCAAGGTCGACAACGTCTATCGCCGCATGCGTCTGAAAGGTGAGGCCATCAAGCAGCATTGGACTGACGCCGACATACCTGACCGCTTGCAGCGCATGATCGACGAAAAGCCTACTCAGGAAATAGATCTGGTTGAGGCCACACTGTATGACCCAGATCAGGGTGACTATTGCTATCATGTGATTTGGGCAGAGGGCAAAGCCGGTCTGCTTATGCGCCGCATGAAATCATCGCCTTGGATCGTCGCCCGGTATATGAAAGTGGCGGGTGAGGTCTATGGCCGGGGGCCACTGGTCACAGCAATCCCAGACATTAAGACGCTGAACAAGACGCTTGAATTGCTGTTGAAGAATGCCAGCCTGTCTATTGCCGGCGTTTACACGGCGGCTGACGATGGCGTGTTGAACCCGCAAAACATCCGCATCCAGCCGGGTGCTATTATCCCGGTTGCGCGTAACGGCGGCCCACAGGGCGAGAGCCTGCGTCAGATGCCGCGCTCTGGTGATTTCAATGTGTCGCAGATAGTGATCAATGACTTACGCATGAACGTCAAAAAGATCTTGCTTGATGACACACTGCCGCCTGACAACATGTCAGCACGGTCTGCCACAGAAATTGCAGAGCGGATGAAAGAACTGGCACAGAACCTTGGTTCAGCGTTTGGCCGGTTGATTACTGAGACTATGGTGCCACTGGTATCGCGTGTCCTGTATGTGATGGATGAGCGCGGCCTGATCGAGATGCCGTTGCGCGTCAATGGCCTTGAGGTAAAGGTTACGCCGGTCAGCCCTATTGCACAGGCACAGAATATGGGCGACATAGAAAAGATTATGCAGTGGGTGCAGATGTCGTCAGCGCTTGGCCCGGAAGGCCAGATGGCGGTGAAGATGGGAAGCATTGCAGATTATGTGGCTGACAAACTAGGTGTGCCAGCGGATTTACGCACAACGCCTATGGAGCGTCAGCAAATGATGGAACAGGCCGCACAGATGATGCAGGCTCAAGCGCAGGCAGAGGGTGGCGCACCAGCAGAAGGTGAGGCACCCCCAGAAGGGATGATGTAATGAACCCGTCCGGGTGGGATGGTCTACAAACTGTAGATCCTGAGATTGCAGAAAAACAGCAAGTTGATAAGGACGATATTGATCGTCTTTATCTGCGTGTGTTCGCTAGTGATGATGGGGCAAAGCTGCTCACCCATTTGCGATCACTAACGATAGAGCAGCCTAGTTGGTATCCCGGCGAGGATGCCAGCCACGGCTATGCTAGAGAAGGCCAGAACAGTCTGGTCAGGGAAATTGAGCGGCGTATCAAGAGAGCGAGAAACCTATGAACGATACAGATGGTCTGTTGGCCGAAGCCCAAGTTGAGGGCGACGACAACCAGCAGCAAGCTGAAGAGGCAACTATTTCACATCAACTGCCTGACAATGAGCCGTCACTCGATGACGTGACTGTTGCTAAAGAGGGTGAAGAAATAGAACTGGCGCGGCCAGAATGGTATCCCGAAAAGTTTTGGAATGAGGACGATGGGCCAGATCTTGAAAACCTTGTTAAGTCATATAACGAACTGCAAAAAAAGTTTAGTCAGGGAAAACATAAAGCCCCTGATAATTATGACACGAGCCTTTTTGAAGAGGCCGGGATTGGTAACGATGACCCTCTGTATAATGCTTACTCAGAGTGGGCAAAAGAAAATGGCATCAGTCAGGCAGCGTATGAGCAATTGGCTAGCACATTTATACAAATGGCTGGCGAAGAGGCTGACGCAGGCGAGGTCTCATTTAAAGAAGAATATGAAAAGCTGGGCAACAATGCTGACCAAACTATTAAGTCGATGACTGACTGGGCGTCGAGCCTAGTACGCAAAGGCGTATGGTCAGACGCTGACTTTGAAGAGTTCAAAATAATGGGCGGTACGGCTCAAGGTTTACGCGCCTTGCAAAAAGTTCGCAGTTATTACGGCGACAAGCCCATCCCGGTTGAGGTCGGGCCAATTGACGGCGCACCATCAAAAGAAGAACTGATGGCGATGGTTGGCAAGCCTGAGTATAACAATGATCCGGCATATCGTGCCAAGGTTGAGAAAATGTTTGAACAGGTGTACGGCACCCAAGAATACTCAGCCATTTAATCTAAGCACGGCAGTTGTTTACAATTGCCGTGTTTTTCTATAAAATCACCCTTGACAGACAATCAAGCCTTTGACCTGTCGCAAACGCTTGGGGGCGTAGCGTATATGCCCAAGCCGCAGCCCGTAAGGATACCTGTTTGGCGTTAAATCGTTTTAATTTTGCAACGAAAGGAATAGGAAAATGGCCGTAGGCATTTCCAACGCATTCGTTCAGCTTTTTGACGCAGAAGTGAAGCAAGCCTTTCAGTCCTCACGCGCACTGGCTGGCTTAACTCGCGAGCGTACAAATGTTGAAGGAAATCAGGTGAAGTTTCCGAAAATCGGAAAAGGCACCGCAACAGTTCGTGTTCCACAAACTGACGTAACACCACTAAACGTGACTTACTCACAAGTCACAGCCACAATGTCTGACTACATCGCTGCTGAATACAGCGATATCTTCTCACAGCAAAAAGTCAACTTTGACGAGCGCCGTGAGTTGGTACAAGTAGTTGGTAACGCCATTGGCCGCCGTATGGATCAGCTTGTTATTGATGCCCTCAACGCATCAGCAACAACACTGACCGTTGCGACTACCATTGGTGGCGCTGGCACAAACATGAACATTGAAAAGCTGATTGAAGCTAAGAAGCTGCTTGACGCCAACAATGTTCCATCTGAAGGCCGTTGCATGATCATCCACGCTAATAACTTGGCTGGCATGTTGGGCGAAACCGAAATCACAAGCAGTGACTTTGCAACCGTAAAGGCTCTGGTTTCTGGTGAGGTTGACACCTTTATGGGCTTCAAGTTCATTACTCTTGGTGACCGTGATGAAGGTGGCTTGCCCATCCCATCAACCCGCACCTGTTTTGCATTCCACAAGGATGCAATGGGTATGGGCATTGGCATGAACCAAAAGTCTGAGATCAACTACGTTCCTGAGAAAACGTCGTTCCTTGTGTCTTCAATGTTCTCCGCTGGCGCGGTTGCCATTGACGATGAAGGCATCGTCAAGATCTCTTGCACCGAATAGAAAGGAGACTGACTAATGGCTTATTCATCAGCAGGCTTTAATGTTATCGGTGCAGCCAAATCAGGCAATGCACCTAGCATGTACACCTACACATCAGCAGACGCTATTGCGACTGTGAACACCGAAGGTTATTTCAATGACCTGTCAGACACACTGGCAGTCGGCGATATCATCTTTGTTCACGACAGCGCGACACCAACAATGTCAATTGTTATGGTTGCGTCAAACGCGGCTGGTGTTGTTGATGTCACCGACGGCACTGCCGTCGCAATGACTGACAGCGACTAATCCTAGTGGGGCGGGGAAACCCGCCCCTCTTATCCTTATTGGAGTAGCTAATGGCGCAGGGCGATACTAAACTATCTATATGTTCTGAGGCATTGATTATGCTGGGGGCTGCGCCCCTTTCGTCATTTGCAACGGGTACAGATGAGGCGCAAGTCGCCGACAGGCTGTATGATGACATCCGCGACACTATCTTAATGCAGTATCCATTTAGTTGGTCTGTCAAAAAGGTAAAACTGGCACGGCTGGCAAGCACACCCATTAATGAATGGAAATACACCTATGCGCTGCCCGGCGATATTTTAGGCAACCCAAAAGCAGTATTCAATGTTGGTGCTGTTGCCGCACAGCCAGTGCGTGATTTTGAGATTTACAATCTGGGTCTTTTTACAAATTACGAAGACGTTTGGATTGATTACCAGTTCCGGCCAACTGAGGCCATCTTCCCGCCATATTTTGTGCGGTTGTTAAAAATGGCGCTGGCCGCTGACTTTGCAGAGCCGGTCACAGATCAGATTACCAAGGGCGACTATTACCACCAAAAGGCATACGGTGCGCCGTCAGAGAATATGCGCGGCGGCCTGATGCGTGTTGCCATCAACATTGACGGCGCTGATCGCCCAGCCCAAACTATACAAGAGTTCCCAATATCCGACATAAGGTTCTAGCATGAGCCGGATCATCAGTATTCAAAATGATTTTACGGCTGGCGAGTTAGATCCAAAGCTACGCGCCCGGACAGACATTGCACAATATAAGTCTGGCCTGACAACAGCGCGGAACGTCAGCATCCAGCCCCAAGGCGGCGCTAAACGCCGGGACGGCACCAAGTTTGTTGCTGAGTTAGACAGCGGCGCTGGAACGGCTGTGCGTATGGTGTCGTTTGAGTTTAGCATTGACGACAGTTACATGCTGGTTTTCACGCCCGGCAAAATGTATGTCTTTAAAGACGGCGCACAAATTACCGACATAAACGGCAGTGGCAATGACTTCCTGACTGTTGCGGCGCTGACTAGCGCAATCATACCGACAATGAATTGGGTGCAGTCAGCGGATACAGTGATTGTCGTGCATGAGGATTTGGCACCGCTAAAGATTTTGCGTGGCGCTGGTGACAGTGATTGGACGGCTAGCGATTTGGATTTTGTGTTTATTCCCAAATACGCATATACCCTAAACACAGACAGCCCACAATACACCATCACGCCAAGTGCCACATCTGGCAACATAACAATCACGGCATCGTCTGTGACGACAGATACTGGCACGGCGCAGGCTGGAAGCACAACCACCATAACGCTGAAAGCCGCAACCAGCTATACGTCAGATGACCAGTGTAATGGTTTGTCAATTCATTTGACCGCTGGCACCGGGTCTGGTCAACACCGTCACATAAGCGACTATGATGCGACTACTAAGGTGGCGACAGTTTACCCGGCGTTTGACACAGCCCCGGATGCGACGACGCAATACTCTATCAAGGCGTTTGGAGAGGACAGTGTTGATGAGTATTTCAATGCTATAAACGGTTTTGGCCGCGTCAGGGTTACAGAGTATGTGTCTGACACATCTGTTAAAGCATATGTTGAAATACCATTTTTTGACACAAGCGCACTGGCGTCAGGCGACTGGGAACTTGAATACGGCTACGAAGATGCGTGGTCAGCCGACAGAGGTTACCCGCGATCAGTGACGTTCCACGAGGGGCGCTTGTTCTTTGGCGGCCTAAAGAACAGACCGTCAACCTTGTATGGCAGTCGTGTGTCAGACTTTTTTAATTTTAACCCCGGCGAAAGTCTTGATGATGCGGCTGTTGAGGCCACATTGGACACCGGCACGTTTAACGCCATTGTCGATATTTACTCTGGCCGCCACTTGCAAATCTTTACAACCGGGTCTGAGTTCTATGTGCCGCAGACATTGGACAGCCCAATTACGCCAAGCAATTTGATTGTTAAGCACCAGACATCATTCGGCACCCGCCCCGGCGTTAGATTGCAGAATGTTGACGGTGCCACATTATTTGTGCAGCGGCAGGGAAAGTCACTGCAAGAGTTTATTTACAGTGACGCGGTGCAGGCTTACACATCAGCCAAAATATCACTGTTGTCCTCGCATCTGTTAAAGTCGCCCGGCGAGATGGCCGTGCGTGTTTCGACTAGCACTGATGAGGGTGACCGGCTGCTGATCGTAAATGACGGCGACGGCAGCATTGCCTGCTATACGTTGCTGCGTAGTCAGAACGTAATTGCGCCGTCAGAGTGGACAACAGACGGCGAGTTTCTAAACATAGGCGTTGATGTTGACGATATCTATACTGTGGTAAAGCGCACGGTAAATAGTGCCGATGTTTATTATGTTGAGTTGTTTGACAGTGACACACTGCTCGACAGTGTTAAATCCGGCGGCGCGGCGGCCAGTGTCACTATGGATCACCTTGAGGGCGAGACAGTCAAGATCATCCGCGACGGCATTATTGAGCCGGATCAAATTGTTCCAGCCTCACCATTTACAGTGACGTTTGTCAGCGCGTCAACGGCTAGCCACGAGGTTGGTTTGAATTTTACGCCAGAGGTCAAGACGCTGCCATTTGAGCCAAACTTACCAAGTGGGTCGCTAAAAGGTTTTAAAAAGCGTATATTGGAAGTTAATGCGGAATTGTTTGAGACACAGTCATTGACCATCGATGGCAAGCTGGTGCCGTTCAGACAGTTTGGCACTGGCGTATTTGGCGGTGCGGTGCCTGAGTATACCGGCATTAAAACATTGCCTAGCATGTTGGGCTATACATATGATGGACAAGTTACAATCGGCCAAGAGGTGCCACTTAAAATGACACTGCTTGGCATTGATTACAAAGTGAGCATAGGACAGTAAGATGGGCGCAGCGGCATTACCAATAGCGGCAGGGTTAACCGCTTTAACAATGTATTCACAGCTAAAGTCTGCACAGGCGTCTGCCAAGGGGCTGATGATGCAGGGCGCTATGGCACAAGTGCAGGCGCGTTCTGAGGCTTTAAAATTTAAACAACAGGGCGTGGCTGTTTTGGAAAACATCAACGCGCATCAGGCGGCTATTAATAGCCGTGCTGGCGCTGGCAACATTGACCCATCCAGCGGCAGTGCGCGTACATTGTCTATACTAGCTGAGAGAAAAGGCGCGTTAGAGTTTTACAACACCGCTGACGGCGGCACCATTCAACTGGCTATGGGCGATATACAAGCGCATCAGTATGCGTCTGCGGCAAAGTCTACTATGGCCGCTGGCAGAATGCAGGCGCTTGGCACCCTGACACAGTTTGCCGTTGGTTATGCAGCAATGGGTAGTGCGCCTGCTGGCGGTGGTACGGCTGCATCGCCAACTCACACCACAATGGGCGGAGGCGCACCGGGAAGTACATTTGGATATGGCCCTACATTTAGATAGAGTTGTTAGATGGCAAAAGATTTAAGATATCGCCCATTAGGCGCAGCCATACCGTCAGTGCCGGGTGTTGACTTTACGACTGCGGCCAACGCCAGAGCGCGTAGTTATGACGCTATAGGCAATGCTCTTAATGCGATGAGCGAATACGCCTACAAAAAAGCGGTCAAGCAAACTGAGCGCGAGGCGGCCAAGTACGCATTTGAAAACCCGGTGACGGCTGAACAGATACAAGACGCCATATCGCAAGGCCGCGACTTAGATGAGATTGTCGGCGATCCAGACACAGTATTCGGCGCGGTGACGACTGCGACTGCGGCACAGCAATTGACGACTGAATTGCAGATGGAAGCCGACAAAGCGACGTCAAGTTACTCAGCTATGATTGACGCTGGTATGGATATAGACATACCAAAAATGCAGCAAGACATGAGGGCTATGATTGATGGTCACACTGATCTTATTGCCGGCATTGATCCGGGGCAGGCTTTAAAATACAACGCCAGTGCCAATACAAGCGCGTCCGCTGTTTACAAGTCAGCGTTGCAAAATAAATTGAAAATTATTCAAACGCAAAAAATTGCAAGAGCCGATATGGCTTTGGCTGAGATGCCAAACAAATTTAAAGGCATTTTGCAAGACATAGAGAGTGACGCTGACACAGGTGACATACTGTTGCGCCTCGCTCAAAAGGGTGCCGAGTATGTTGATTTTGCAATTAACACTGGCGACAAAACATACGCTTTAAAAAAGTCAGAAGAAGTACAAGAGGAACTATCCAAAGCTAAAATTGGCGTGTTGTTGGATTTTGCAAACAAGCCCGGCAATGGGCGTCAGGCTTTGGCAGGCAACTTTGGTGATCGCTATAATGTTTTGTATTCAACACTGAGTGATGAAGAAAAGGCACTTTTCCGCAAAACATATATTGATGGCGCAAAAGAATTACTGTCTTTGGAAAGCGCACAAGACAGCGCCGATGACCGCCGGGTAAAGGACAAGGTCGACGTCTTGCTGCCTAATATTTACAAGGCAATTAGAAACAGAGACTTTGAGTCGGCAACGCCGCTAGTTGAGCAATTGCAAAAATTTGAGCCGGAAAAAGCGGCCAAGTTTTTTAAGGTAATGGAAACAGAGGGCGGCATTGATAATGCTGACCGCGTGGCTGAACTAAACACACTGGCTATGCGCCGCGAACTTACCGACACAGACATTCTTGACGCATTTACAGATCGTGAAATTACTGCTGGGACAATGGACAGTCTGATGGGTGATTTACGAGCGCAAATGGACAAGCGCTTTAATTCTGCTGTTGATGTGTTGAGTGATTTTTACGGCAGGCCGGAATTGTTGGCGCGTGGCAAGTATGGTAAGGCACCAGAAAATTTGCGGCAGTTTGCCAAGCATCGCAGTGATATGATTTTAAAAATGGACAAAGACCCAGAATTTGATCCGATACAATTTGCAAATGATATCATAGCAAAAGAAAAGACAGACCCGACAGTAAACCCAGAAAAACAGGCCTCAATTACAACTTTGACCAGAACTGTCGGCAAAGCATCGAAATCATTCTTTGGTAAAAACATTGTTGATTTAGATGAATTGATTGCAGAGGCGCAAAGGCTACAAGCCAATCCTGAAAAGGGTGGCTTTTTCTCACCCGGCACAGATATGGAAGCGCTTGCTGAGTTGCTAAGTGACGCAAGAGAACTACAAGAATTGCGAGGCCAGTAATGGATATAAGCAAAGAAATAGGCACATCCATTGGTTTTCATCAGTCGGGCGCACCCATTGAGGTGGCCGAAGACGAAACGGGAATGCGCTATTCCAGACTGCAAGAATTTATGGAAGACAGCGCCGATGTAGGCCCGGCTGGTTATCGTGATATTTACGCTATGTCTGAGGCGGCTGGTGCGCCAGTGACTGAGGCGGAGATTGGCGGCACTATGGCTGGCTTTGGGCCGGGCAAGGTTGCCGGTGTCGTTGGTGCGCCGGGTGACATTGCCGCATTGGCGACTGGTCTGTATAAGGCCGCATTCCCTGACGCAGATCAGGGCAGGCTTGATGCGTTTATTCAGCAAGTTGAAGAGGTATCGAACAAGTTTGGCTCCGGCGCAACGCTGGGTTTCCTAGATGATATGGCTACTAAGGCCGGTATTCCAGAGGATGTTAAGCAGGGCCTTATGCAAGGCGCAGAGGTTGGCAGTTTCTTTGGCCTTGGTCAAGGCGCTGTAGCTACTGGCAAGGGCGTTGCAGCCGCAGGCAAGGCCGTGGCAGAGGGTGCGCCAGCGCGTATAGCAGAGCGCGGTGAGGGCGTTACGCTTGGTATGGGCGTTGATCCTATGGCACCGATTGATGAGGCTATTGTGGCTATGTCAAAAAAGACACCATCTAAAACGCCAGATGATTTGGTAAATATATTAAACATCAAAGCAAAACAAATGGAACTTTCGCCAGACAAAAGAATACAACCATCTGGGCAAAACCCACTATTTGACGCAACCCCAGAGGGTTATGAACGCACAATTCTTGAGCAAAAAGAAACGCCAGTGCCTCGCGCCCCAGAGGGCAAGGCTTTGCCAAAGGGAAATAGAGCGGCTGTTTTAGTTGAGAAAGCTGACAAAATTACAGACCAAATGGCAAAGAACATTAGGCCGCATCTTGGTTCAAAGGTTAGGTATTTTTATCACACTGGCCCATTAATTGATAAAGCCAAAGAACTTGGCGTTCCAGAAGATATTGCAAGAAACCAGCTTAAAAAGTTTGCTTTAAATTACGCGGCAACCAGCCCAAGAAAACCAACAGAAGAAAATCTCAGGGTTGCCTCTGTAGTGTCTGCAAAAGAAAGTCGCGGGATTGATTACAGGGATATTGTCGGCCCCGGAACAGGCGGCGTTAGTGAGGCTGGTTATCCAATGATGGTTAACCCCGGCGGCATTCACGCAAAACTTATTGACGCGGTAAGGGCTGGCGGAATTGACTTTGATACAAACCCAAAGCCAGCCACATTTGCTGAAAATGTTGCCGGTAACTTGCAGGGTGTAACGGCAGACACACACGCCATTCGCGGTGTATTAGATGCTTTAAATAAAGCTGAGCCGGGCAGTATCCCAAAGGAATGGTTTGGCGATACTATTCAAAAACAAAACAAACTTTATGAGGCGTATAAGAAAAACCCGGCTGAATTAAAACCAGAAAAAGATACTTTGCCGGGAAGTTTGGCAAGCCAGAAAATTGATGGCGTAAGCAAACAAACAGAATATGCTGTTATTTCAGACTTGTACAAAATGACAGCAGAAAAATTAGGCATTACCCCAGCCGAGGCTCAAGCATTACATTGGTTTACGCAAGGCGAAAGGACTGGCCTTGTAAGTGAGCCAAAGACAATAATTGACATTATTGAGGAGCGTATTGACGTGACGGCGCAGGCGCTTAACAGACCAAAAGAAGAAGTGTTTGTTGATTTCTTCTCTGGTAAGATACCGCTATTGTCTCTTGGCGGCCTAACTTTATTAGACACAGGCGCAACAATAGATGATCAAGACGGCGAGGAAATGTAATGGCTAGACCACCAAGAGGCTTAGACGATCTGCTAGATCAAGAAAACGCGCAGCGTGACTTGCAACAGATAAAGTTTGAGCAGCCGCCAGAAGAGCCGATTGTTGATGAAGCCCCGCAGCAAACGCTGTCAGAGCCGTCTGATGTCATTGCCGTTGGTGAGCCTGTGCAAGTGGCTGGCCTAAAGGATGTGTTTATTGGCGGCGCTAAAGCCTTGCAGAAGGCAACACGCGAGGCCGAAGCCAGAGTAACAGACAAAGCCCCAGCAGAGATTGTTGAGCCTGTGGGCGAGGAAACCGTAATTCGCAAGGCAAGCCCAGAGGAAGAGACTGAGTTTGCATCTGACCTTGGCGTCACTGAGGAATACACCAAGGGGCTGAACTTCCCCCGAATAGCAGAGGCCGCAGGCGAATTAGATCTGGCCGACTATCTGCAAAAAATTAAAGACGACAACGCGGCGCTATTTGAAAAAGCCAGACGCGGAACTATCTCATACGACAACCTGCTGGCAATGGCCGCTAAAAACGGCATAGACAATTTGGTCATTGACTTTATGAAGCGCAAGCCCGGTGACCCAGCCGTGGCCGAAGATGTGCTTGCCGGGTTGATGGGTGCCAAGATGTTAAACAAGCGCATCAAGGCGCTGGTCAAGACAGCGCGTGAAAACGAAGACCCAGAGGCCCGGCGTCAGCAATTTGAAATGGCGGCAAAGCTAGTGCAAGGCGAGGCGCGTTTGTATGCCAACATATCTGGCGCTGTCTCTGAGGGCGGCCGTCTATTGTTTGCGGCGCGTGAGGCGCAAAACCTTGGCTTGCCTATGTATGGTCGCGAAGACGCGCTGATGTCCCTGATTGAGCAGGGCAAGATTATGGATTATGAGCGCTACTTTGATGCGTATGACGCACTGCCAGATGACGCCGCTAGGGGTCGCTTTGTGCAGTCAAGCTGGTGGAACAAGCCAGCGGATTTTGTGGCTGAGAGTTTTCTTAATTCAATCCTGACTGGCCCCGTGACACACGCCGTAAACATTGCAGGCAACAGCGCGTTTATGATCCAAAAAGGTGTTGAGGAAACTGTGGCTGGCGGCATTGGTTTGGCACGATCAGCCATTACTGGCAACACAGACCGGGCGCATGTACGCGAGGGGCTGATACAGCTAGGCAGCCTATTCAGCGGATTTAAAGACGCGACACTAGTGGCCGGAAAAACATTTGTGACTGGCGAGGCGTCACGCGGCACAAAGATTGACGTAAGAAACAGACGCGCCATTGGCACTACTGACGACTTTGGCGAGGTGTTCAACATGTACCGCCAAGGCAACTTTGGCGCGGCTATGGTCAATACGTTTGGCATTTACAATCGTATGGGCTTTAGGTTCTTAATGGCAGAGGATGAGTTTTTTAAGGGCATTGCATACCGCGCATCTGTCAGAAAGCAGGCACTGCAACAAGGCGCGTCAATGTATGACGCCGTTATCCGGCGCGGCGGCTCTGTCGATGAGGCGCGCATTGCACAAGCCGAAGCCGAAGCGCAAGTGATAGCCAACCCGCCAAAGCCAATAAAGATGAAAGCTACTGAGGCGGCAAAGGAATTGACGTTTCAGGGTGACCTTGGAAAGTTTACTGGTGGTATGGAAGGGTTCATGTCTCACCCACTCACCAAAATATTCGGTGTGCCGTTCTTTAAGACGCCAGTCAATATTATGAAGGAAACATTCCGGCGCACACCATTTGCCGCCGGTCACGCATTTTACACCGCCATCAACAAGGGTGGCCGGGAAGGTGACTTGGCATTGGCGCGTGTGGCTACTGGCACCGGGATTATGTCCCTGTTTGCCTACACGGCTATGGGGCTTGATAGCCCGGATAAGAGCGTCATTATTACAGGCTCTGGCCCCACTGACCCAGAGGCGCGTCAGGCTATGCAACGTATGAAAATACAGCCGTTCTCAATTAACATCAAACAGGCCAACGGCGAATACAAAAGCATTACCTATTCCCGCTTTGATCCTATTTCTGGAATGCTGGCTATGGCGGCTGACTTTGGTTTTTATGCTCAGTATTCAGATAACCCAGATGAATTAGCAGATCTTGCCGCACACAGTGGCTTGGCACTGTACAATTACTCTATGGAAATGCCATTCTTGCAGGGTGTGTCTGATTTGTCTGCGGCGCTTGTTAACCCAGACCCGGCTGTAAGATTTGAACTAGTCCGGCAATTGCTGACTGAACGCGCAACGACAGCGGTTATGTCTGCCCTACCTAGCGTGTCATCATTCTCTGCCACGGCGGAGCGCGTTGCAGAGCCGGGCGCGACAAGCCCGATGATGCCAGAGGTTGGTTTGTTTGGCGAAGATCCAACACAAATGCCGCCAGAGTTTCGCGGTTTCTATTCGGCATTACAAAAAGCGAAAGGCCGCAATCCATTCTTCAGCGATCAGGTTGAGCCTAAGTTAAACCTGTGGGGCGAGGTTGTGAAGCAAGGCCGGGGCGTTGGCTATGAGTGGTTTAACCCGGTAAGAATTATGGACGCCGCGTATGAGGACGTTGACCGTGAGTTTATGGAATTGGGTGACGGCGTCACAATGCCAAACAAAAAGATAGGCGGCATTTTGCTTAACGCGGCTCAGTATAACCGCTGGCTCACGCTGATGAACCAGATGGACTTTAGGGGCAACATGCCCGGCGATGAGGATTATCAGCGCGGCCAGACATTGTTGGATAGTCTAAACAACGAAATATATAAGCCTGACTATCAGGATGAAATGAAAGAGGACAAGCTGTACAGGCTGAAGGATATTGTGCGTATAGCCAAGTCTGAGGCAAAGTTCCGCTTGTTAGAGGAATATCCTGATTTGGCTGACCGTATTGAGGCGGCGAAGTAAATAGTGTATTATTCACATCAGACTGTGAGGCATTAAATGGCAGACTATAATATCAATGCAGTGACGCGACGTGTCGTGTTTACCGGGTCGGCGGGTGTTGGGCCGTATGCCTTTTCGTTTGAGGTGTTAGATGAAAACGACGTGGCTGTTTATTTTAACGCCACCAAGCTGACACTGACCACAGACTTTACCGTCACCATTAACGCGAATGGCACCGGCTCAGTTACAATCGTGACCGGCACCAACGTGCCGTCAACGCCAACTGCGTCTGATCAGGTTATCATAGTTGGTGCGCGTGACATTGAGCGCGTCACTGACTTTGTGACCGCCGGGGATCTGCTGGCGTCGAGCCTCAATGAGCAGCTAGACGCGCTGACAATCTTTGACCAGCAAGTTGCCGAAGAGAACAAGCGCGGCATGCGAGCGCCAGTATATGACCCGGCGTTGGTTGAGGATGGCGGCGTTGTTGACATGACACTGCCAGCCAAGGCTGACCGGGCTGGCAAGTTTTTGGCCTTTAACGCTGACGGCAACCCGGTTGCGTCATCTGACGTTGGCGAGTGGGAAGGCGACTGGGCGGCTGGTGTCGCTTATGAGGTTGGCGATCAGGTTGTTGATACCAGCAACTCTAACATCTACCGCGTGAACAACGCACACACATCAAGCGGCACAGTGCCACTTAGCACCAACGCCAACAGCGCCTACTATGATTTGGTTGTTGATTTATCAATTGTGCAAACGGCTGAGACTAACGCGGCCAACAGCGCCACTGCGGCGGCAACATCTGCCACTAGCGCAGGCAACGCACAGACAGCAGCAGAGACTGCCCAGACCGCTGCTGAGACAGCGCAGACCAGCGCAGAGACAGCCAAGACTAGCGCAGAGACAGCGCAAACTGCAGCAGAGGCTGCGCGTGACGCAACGCTGTTGGCGTATGATAATTTCGATGACCGTTACCTTGGCGTCTTTAGCACAGCATCAGAGCCTGCTGTTGATAACGATGGCGACCCGTTGGTTGCTGGTTCGCTATATTTTAATAGCACAGACGGCTCTATGAAGGTTTATACTGGCAGTGCTTGGGTTGCGGCGTATGTATCTGGCACTGGTTTCCTAACCACAACCGGCGGCACGATGACCGGCGACATTGTTTACAGCGATGATGCCGCAGCCAAGTTTGGTGATGACACTGACCTAACTATTTTACATGACAGCGGTGTAAACAACACACTGTTTAAGTCAGATAGTATTGAGTTTAAAAGCAAGGCCAACGCCAATCTTACATTTAAGATAAGCCCTAGCGCAACCAAAGCCGCTACACTGTATTATCAAGGCAGTGAGAGACTGGCTATCGAGAGTGGCACGACTAGGTTTACCGGCGGTATTAACGCTGACACAGCAACAATAGCCAGCCTGTCGTATCCAACATCTGATGGCACGGCTGACCAAGTGCTAAAGACAGATGGTGCTGGCACACTGTCGTTTGGTGCTGCGGCTGCTGGTGGTGGTGCTGGTTATTTTCAAGGTGAGAACGGTGCAACCGGCGACACAACGAATGGTCTAGGCGACATCTTTAGGGTGCATGAAGACCAGATTGACACTAATGTAACCATCGCGGCTAACAACAATGCTTTGTGCGCTGGCCCATTAACTGTAGCAACGGGAGTTACTGTGACTGTTAACGGTAATCTGGTGATAGCATGAGCGAGTTAAGAGCAGACACAATTACAGCAAGTGATGGCACAAGTCCTGTCACGCTGACTGGTCAGGCGGGAATAAAAGCATTTTCTGAACAAGACAATGATAGCCCCAATCCGCCTAATAAATCACTGAATCACAGTTCAATCACGGACACGGCTACTGGGCATAAAATACATAATTTTACAAACGCATTTTCTGACATAGTTTATTTATGCTTGCAAGGCTGTTGCGGGAATAGAAATGCCACCACTGGCTCTATCAGGGCTGTAATGCCAGATGGCACGTTTACAACAACTGCGGCTGATATGCGGTATGCTTATGGGTCATCCACCGCAGAGGATGATTCACAAGCGGGTATGGCAGTTTTGGGAGACTTAGCATGAGTGAGATAAAAGTAGATACCCTCACAGGCAAGACCACCACCAAAGACATCACTGTGACTGTTGGTGCTACTGCTACACAGTCTTTGGAACAGGGGTTGGCAAAGGCGTGGGCATCCATTGACGCAGACGCAACAGACCATCCAACATTAGATGCGTTCAACATTGCTTCAACCGCAGATATTGCTACTGGCGTTACCAAAATAACATTTACAAATGGTTTTTCTAATTCATTTTATGCTGTGTCTGGTGCTGGACAAGCACAAGATGAAGCTGGGGGAATTTTTGGAATGTGGGGAAGGTCAACGACAAATAGCCGTCAGATGACATCATCAGATTTTCACACTGATAACCGCGCAAGTGATAGTAGCGCGAGAGACCTTATTTATTTTGGTATGTCAGTACACGGAGACTTAGCATAATGGCTGGTAAAATTATAGCAGATACGATGGAACACAGCACCGCTGGGTCACTTGATACGCAGTATGTGGTTAAAGGCACTTGTAAAAGTTGGCTTAACGCAACAATAGATAGTAATACACATACGATACAGGGAAGTTTCAACGTAAGTTCATTATCTGATGATGGTGACGGGAGAACAGATACGCTTTTTACAAATAACATGAACGATATTCGTTATGCTATTGCTTCTAGTTGTGCTGTAAACGGTTCTAATTTGTTTTCACATCTTGGGAGTAATGCTCTACAAACCACAGGGGAATACAGAATTAACACCTGTAACGATGGTGGCACTATTGTAGATTACGACAATTTAAATAATCAAGTTCAAGGAGACTTAGCGTAATGCAGACACCAGAGTTCAAAGGCACTCACCTGTTTGACCGTCTGTGCTGGGCAAAGGAAAACCTAGACGGTGTGCAGTCAGACTATCGTGTTGTCTTTGAGGACAGCATTGATGAGTGCGCTAAAATACTTGTGCCTGACCCTAACTGGATGGCGTGTGCATTGCAGGGCGGTATACTGCCGCCTGTGTGGGTGTATTGGGAACTGGCAAAGGACGAAGCGCAGCCTGACTTTAAAAAGCACACACGCGGCTATCTGTTGCACGAGACAGAGCCTGTTGGCCCGATGACTGAAGAAGAAGCGATTGAATACCTAATTCAGAAGGATGTGCCACAGCACGTCTGGCAGAATTGGGATGAGGGCAACCGCCCGACTATGGTAATATGCCGCAAGGAACAGTTACCGCAGACAAGAGAATGGCGCAATGCTTGGCGCATATCTGATGAACTAAACTTAGCCGCTTAGGAGATTATAATGGCTGTTTCAACTTATATCGTGGATAAGGACGGTAATCAGATTGATGCCTCAACTGCTACCGTTCCTGCAAATCGTGACTTTCGTGGTGCTTGGACACTGTCCGGCAGCGTGATTAGCGAGGACTTGACCAAGGCAAAAGAAATCTTTGCTGACAAGGTTCGTGAGGCTCGCAAGCCACTGCTTGAGGCACTGGACACTGACTTTATGAAAGCGCAAGAGACTGGCGCAGACACTACACAGATTGTGGCTGACAAGCAAGCATTGCGCGATGCGCCGACTGCTGGTGATAGTGCAACAACTATTGCTGAGTTAAAGGCGGCTTGGCCTTCTTGCTGTGGTGATAGCCCTTACGCATAAGGATGTTCAGAGATGAACGAAGAAAACAAAGTCATCGTTGACGTTGCGGCTGGCACAGGCACCGTAGCTGCTTGGCTTGAGATGGCACCTGATGCGGTGGCTTTGGTTACTGGTGTGTGGGTTTTGATACGGATATGGGAAACCAAGACCGTTCAGAAGCTAATCGGAAAAGATGTTTAAGGCAATCGTGTTGGCTTGCATGATTGCTGACCCATCACAATGTGTCGAGTTCTGGGATGTTAGGGGGCCGACTTGGCCTGACCGGGAAAGTTGCAAGCGGCGCTGTATGGAAATGGCGCGAGATATTGGTGAGATTGACAACGGCTTAGTCGCAAAGGCGTGGCGATGCCAGACGCTGAAACCCGGAAGGCTCACACAATGGATCCCATCACCATAGGCGCAGCCATCAGCGGAGCCACAGCAGCGTTCAATACAATCAAACAAATGTGTGCGGCAGGCCGGGATTTGGAAAGCTGCATTGGCGACGTGTCGCGCTGGATGAAGTGTGCCAGTGACATTGATCAGGCCGTCAAGCAATCACAGAACCCGCCGCTGTTTAAAAAGATAGTGTCAGGCGACAGCATTGAGGCAACCGCACTAAACGCATTCGCCGCCAAAAAGCGATTAGAGGCACAGCGGCAAGAGTTAAAGACATTCCTCAACATGACATACGGCCCACAGGCTTGGGCTGACCTGATACAGCTTGAGGGGCGCATACGCCGGGAACGGCAAGAGATGATTTACAAGCAACAAGAGATGAGGCAAAAAGTTATAGAGATTATTGGGGCTGTCGTATTGAGTACTGCGACAGTGGCTGTGTTGATAGCTATAGTCTGGCTGGCAACTAGGTGACAGCAACCGCAACCGGCCTTATGGGTGAGATGATCGCCGCAGCATCAGTGATCGACAATGGCTGGGGCGTGTCGCATTGCCCACAAGACGGCATTGATCTGTTGGCGTTTAAGGATGACTGCTTTATTAGGATTGAGGTAAAGACGGCCAATATTCACAAAGAGAAAAGATACCGCACACCGTCGTATCACTTTAATTGCGCCAAGGGCGGCGGCGAAAAACGATTGATAAACAGGAGCGACGCAGATGCTTTGGCCTTGTGTAACCCCGATGAGCGACTGGTATTGTGGCTGCCCATCACAGCAGTGTCGTTCAAGACACGACGCATCGTGCCGTCGGCGTTCTCGCGCCGGGCTGAGATGGATAGCTGGGATAAAATGGTTGCTGACGTTTTGGAGATGAGATCATGAACTGGAAAGATTACCCAAGTTTTAGCGAGGCAGAGATGCGGTGCAGTGAAACCGGCGACTGCAAGATGTCTGAAATTTTTATGCAGAAATTGCAGGCATTGCGCGATGATTATGGCAAGCCGATGACAATCACCAGCGCCTACCGCTCGCCGCAACACAGCGTCGAGGCCAGCAAGGCAGCGCCGGGTGTGCATACCAGAGGCATTGCTGTTGACGTGGCTGTGGCTGGCACTGACTGCTATGACCTGATGAAGCTGGCATTCAAGCACGGCTTTACCGGCATTGGCGTGGCTCAAAAAGGGTCAGGCCGGTTCCTGCATTTGGATACATTCAAGGGCGGCCCACGCCCCAACGTATGGAGTTATTAGATGCTAGGCGTATTAGGAAAAATCTTAGGATCTGACAGTGTCATCAAACAAGGCATCAAGCTGATTGACGACATGCATACATCAACAGAGGAAGAGATCGCGGCCAAGAGCAAGGCGCGGATAGATTTGATGAACGCATACGCGCCATTCAAATTGGCGCAGCGTTACCTTGCCCTGATGTTTGGCTTCACGTTCTTAGCCAGCTACATCATCGTGTTGACTATGACCATCATTGGCACGGGTGACCCGGACGCTGTGACCAAGGTGATGGAACAGTTCAGTATTAACTACGCGATGATGATTATCTTGGGCTTTTACTTTGGTGCCGGTGCGCTGGAAAGTTTCCAGAATAAGAAAAAGGGCAGCTAGCGCTGCCCCTTCTCTTTTATCTTTAGCATCATATTTTTTGTGGTGGTTGGCCTGTTCGTCCGGCCAAGGCTGTCAAGCGGCGGCGTCGCCTTGGGTATCTGCAACGCCTGCTTGATTTCCTCTTTCGTTGGCACACCCATCACAGCACCTTGATGCCGCGATGGCGGCCTAGCGGTATCTCAATGCGGCCAGCAGCCACCAGATGCTCAAGCTGTTTGACGACTGCCGTGCGGCTCCTGCCCACCATCGCCGCTATTTCGCTCTGTGACGGCGGGTAGGGATTGTTGGCAGTGTATGACACTATCGCATCGTAGACGCGCTCAGTGGCGCTGTAATCGCGAGGGCGAGCCATTAGTTTAGTTCCTTTATGGTTAATGTTTTCTGACGTGCGACAGTCTCAGGCTTGGCCGGGACGATGCGCTCTGGCTGTGCCTTGAACCGGCGCTCCGGCCAAGTGACCTTGATCATTTGATTGCCCACTGTGCCGACGGCCTCTTTGTGGCTGCCCATAATCTGCATAATTGCGGCGCTTGCCTCATCGATGTCCTGTTCAGCCACGGCCTTGTTGCGCTTGGCGACGACTAGCTGGTTCAGCCAGTCACGCGCCTGCTCGCTGGCGAGTTCGATGGGCGGTGCGCCATCGTCCACCCGGCTGTATGCGGTTGCCGCATCTTCGGCGCTGACTGGCTCATACCAGTCTTTGTTTTTGCGGCGCTGCTCAAAGTCATGCACCGCCTGCATGATACGCATCTGCAATTCAAGGTCAGCCTCATAAACAAATATGCGTAACTCACTGCCCCGGTACAGTACACAGACAGCGCCCCACTTGTACCCGGTACACATCATCTGTGCCTGCAATTGAAACACGCCGCGATGATTGGGCGGCAAGTCTTCAGCCATTGCCTGTGTCGTCTTGGCCTCAAGGCAACCAAGGCCAGAGATGTCGACGCGGGATGCAAACGGCGTGTAGATGCCCTTGTTTAGATCCGCGATGATGTCGCCCTTGCCACAGCCGACGCCGTCAAGCGACGCAGCCAGTGGCAAGTGATCGTGCTTGACCGCCTCAGTGAAATCCAACTCGACGTTGGTCAGGCCAAGCCGGGCTGCGGCTTCGGTCAACACGATGGGTTCCAGCCTGTCGCCCCACGCCATCAGTTCATTCTGCGGTATGCGCGTTGGCTCGCCGCCCTCATCGATCTTGATCATCTCAGCCAACAGATCATTCTGCGTTTGATACGGTGATGCGTTCAGCAACACTGGTATGCGGGATGCCGACAGCATCCAATCTGGTGTAAGTTTTCCAACCATTAGTTTCTCCTGTCATCAGCTATTGTTGACCAATCTGAAATTTTTTCCGTTCCATTGATACGATTAAAATATCTATCAATTGGATCGGTTGGATCATCATCCATATTCGCCATATCGCAACTGCCAGCATCAACAAAACGCAAATACAACTCATATTCTGTGTCAGACATATTGATGCGATACCCTCTTTTCAGTCTAGTGATCTTCATATCACTGCCCCCCTAGTTTGACCATCAAGGCCCACACGTTGTATTCGTCAGTGACGATGTTGGTAAACCCAGCAATCGCCACCGTCATTAGAAACAAAAACCCAAAAAATTCTTTAACCATTTTTAGTCTCCCATTGCATTGATTAAGTTACGCACGCTGGTTGCGTGCCACGCACCACCCATAGCGGATGGTATGCCAGCCTCATTCAACTTGCTGGCTACAGCCCGTAGTGACGCACCGGCGTCACGCAGGGCAGTAATGATTGGCATCGCCTTGGCGGCAACGCGCTGTGTCTTTTCGCGCCGGGCGGCACCTGATGCCAAACCGCCGGCGCGTGGGTTGGGGCAGCCCAGCTTGACGCCGCGCGCCTTGGCGGCTGCGAGGGCGTCCTTGGTGCGCTTGCTGATCTCTTCGCGTTCATGCTGTGCGACAACAGCCCGGACGCCGAACTCTAACGTGCCAGCGTTGGGCATGTCGGCGGCGATGATGTCGACGCCAGCCTTACGCAGTGTCAGCAGAAACGCGGCGTCACGCGACAGGCGGTCAATCTTGGCGATGAGGATGGACGCGCCAGTCTCGCGGCAAAGCGCGAGGGCGGCGTCAAGCTGTGGCCGGGCGTCAACCTTGCCGCTCTCAACCTCAGTAAATGAGTGGATGATGCCGTCAGCGTATGGCGCAACCAGCGCCTGCTGGGCTTCGAGGCCAAGGCCGGATTGGCCTTGGCGTTTGGTTGAGACACGATAGTAAGCAACGTATTTGGTCATTTGTGATTTCCCTTGTTTTTGAAAATTAAACTAAGACGTGAGCAAGTGCCTCAACCAAGCCGTTGCGGTCACTCCATTTCATTATGTTGCGAACATACTTGCCATCGGCGTCATACAAATCAGCGAGCCAACGCGAACCGACTTGTTGAACGCGGATATCTTCATGACCCACAACAACCCAAACTGCGCCCTTGCAAGCGAGAAAATCTACGCTCTGCATTTTCTTTAATTTAATCATCGGTAACTCCCTGTTTGGTGTCAATAATGATTATATACAACATCTACCAGTGTGGTACAAGGGTGGCTGTGTATGTTTTTGCACAAAATCGTACAAGTGATTGAAAACAAACGAAAGAAAGTTGATATGGCACCCACGACACAGGCGCATTTCCGACTGCGAAACACCACAATGGACAAGCTGCGGCTCGCACTCGACGCATCAGCGCACCGCTCAATGGCCGCACTGGCTGACGATATTCTCGACAAGGCGCTGGATAAAATGCTGGAAGAAAAGCCAGCGTTTGACGCGGCTGGCGCATTGCGCGGGATCAAGCGCGATGGTTAATGGGCGCAACAAGGGCGCGGCATTTGAGCGGGAACTGGCGAAGATCCTGTTAGATGAACTGGGCTTGACGTTCAAGCGCGACATTGAGCAGTACCGCGAGGCAGACCACGGCGATCTGATCTGCGTCGATATGCCTGACTTTCCATTCAGCATTGAGGCGAAGCGATACCGGCAGGGTTACGGCATACAGCCGCAGTGGTGGGTGCAGACGTGCGACAGTGCGCTGGC